TCTTAAGCATGGCGTCCACTACAGACTGGAACTGCGCATACTCAGGCGGTATTGGCTTCTTGTCTCTGATGTAGAGTTCAATGGCTTCATGCACCTGATTGCCGTAACGCGTGGCCTCAGTCTCTTGGAAGGGGTACTTCTTCAAGACCTTGACCTCGTGGTATCGGCGCTGGCAACCCTCAAAGTCTTTGAGGGAGGAGTGGGACCATGCTGGTTTTTTCATTCGAACTTCGCTGTGTTAATGGCTTCGGTGAGTCGGTTGGCAAACTTGGTGACAAACGCTTCGTTGGCATTGAGGCGGTGCTCGCCCATGTCCCTCAGAATTGTGTGTACAACCTCGTGCCAGAAGGTATCTGCGATCTCCTCTGGCTTGAACTGCCTGCCTGTGGTGTTACTCGTTCGACCTAGTTGGATGCGTTGGTCATGGTAAAAGACCCGCCCCATGTCACGCTTGTCAAGCATGGCTTCGACTACTTCGACTGAGTACCACCTTCGCCCAACTCTTATCTTGGTTGGTAATTTCATTGCTTCTCCTAGTTTTTAGCTAACCCATATCTACGGTGCGCGCCACCGTCAGCGTCCAATGGAATGCCCGGCATGTAAGGCGGCTCCATAGTCATCTGCGCCAAGACCCAAGTCTTAGCTTCAGTTACTTCAGCGTCAGGAACCACAACGATCTGCTCGTCATGTACTGTCCCCGCCACAAAGTATCTCTTTGCAGTACGTACCATCCCATCAGTCATCACGCATCTCGCTACGCCCTGCGTGACATTGTTGGTTATTTTTCCTGCATATATCTTAGTACGATCTGGCCCGTATGTCCACTCTGTCTGCTCTTTATTTGTTTTCTCGTCTGTAAAGCGCCTGATGTTGAGGTCAGGATACAACAGTTTCATGCCAGAGGGCAGCTCAATCTCCCCCTTGCGGTACGTCAGACACTTGTGCTTGTACGTCTTGCCTCTGTACAGACACTCACCGATAAGCTGTGTGTTCAAGTCCCAGAACTCCACCACAGGCGTAGCCGTAGCGCGGTACTTGTCGATGATGGCCTTGGCCGCAAGGCAGTGGATGACTAGCTCCTTGGTTGTGCAGGTGTGCGGTATGGATTGGAGCTTCTCGACATTGACTTCCCATTCCAAGAACTTCTGCGCTGCTTGTTGAGTAACGCCAAGCTTCTTTGCAAAGGCCAAGTCGTAGCGCTGTGGTGGTGCCCCAAGGAATCCAGTGAGAAGCTGTGAAGCAAAAGCCGCCCAGCCAAGACCGTATCCACAGCCAAGGAGCGCGCTTTTCGCTGACTGCCTAAGATCGGGGTGAGACTCCTTACTAAGTCCGGGTATGTTAAACATCTGCGAACCGAACGCGGCGTAAGGGTCACCCCCAGCGCGGAAGATGTCCAGCATGTCCGTGTAGTCTGAAAGCCACGCGAGTACTCGCGGCTCAATCTGCGATAGATCTCCAACGACGAGTTGGTGGCCAGCGGGAGCCATAATCGCTTTGCGTAAGAACGAACCACGCTTGAGGTTTTGCATGTTGATGGCCGAGCCTTTGCTAGCAGTCCAGCGACCCGTTTGCGCACCATAGTACGAGAGAGGAACTGGAAGTGCACCCCGTTGACTGATGTCCAGAAACCGTTGGGCTCTGGTTCTCTCTGTCGTGGATTTAACCCGAAGACGCGCTTCACAAAGTAGGGCAACGTCTTCACGTTCACCATTGAGTAGCGCTTGGAATAGGGCATCGTTTTTAGCGAGGGCAAGTGTTTCTTTTCCGGTTGTCTTACTAACCTTGGTTGGCGGAACAACATTGAGTTTCTCAAGTAGTGCAGCAAACTGCGGGTTCGATGCCAGCGCAGTCTCTTCCACGCCGAGCTTCTGTAATAGTGCTTCACGTTTTTCCTTTTCATCTAGTATGGCGTCGGTCAGCATGTTGGGGTCAAGCTGTAAGCACGCACGCGTGTACATCTTGAGGGTCATGTCTATAAGCCGTAATTCTTTCGCAGGGTATCCGTTGACCAAGCGTGTAAAGATTCTTTCGCATAGATATACGTCGTGTTTGCAATAGTCTGCAAGCTCAGATTCCATGACCTCGTCCAACTCGGCCACACCATTTGTCGAATATACGGCTGTCCCTTTGGCGGGAAGACCAAAATCGATTGCAAGTTTGGCGAGACTGTTGCCAACCTCAACGCCTCTGAGAGCTCGCGCCATCGATAGGGTGTCGAAGATGAAGCAGGGAGATACACCGTATCGCCACTCCATAATTGATACATCGAACTGTGCGTTGTGGGCAAGCACCGCGGTTCGTCCCCAGTCGATCCCAGCAAAGTACTCACGTAACTCAGCGTCTCCGTACCATCGAATAGGCTCGTCAGTTCCGTACTCATGGACGCACGCACCGAAAGATTTAAACTTGTCATGGCGTATGTACTCCTCGGTTGTCATCTTGGTTAGTGTGTAACCTATCTTGGTGTCCCAGTAGGTCTCGAAGTCGATCGATAAGATCGTGTCATATGGTGCGCTCATTCTTCTCCTTTAGTGCTTTCTGAATCGCCTCGGCATAGTCCATGTTGTTAGCCCACCCTGCGCGGTATATCTCACCGATCTCTTTGTGAGTCAGGTCGACCCAAGGGCGCTTCTGCTTATCAAGCATCCACTGCATAGCCTCTAGCACCTGCTTTGCGGCTTCAGTTACATCAACATCTTCGTTCACTTCAATGCGCCTATCTGCTGTGATACGCATCACCCAACCATCCATCAATGTGTTGCTTGTGGTTTTAAATTCAATTGTGTTTGGTGTCATGTGTTCTTCTCCTTTAGTTTGGCTTCAATGGCTTGGCAGAGTGCAAAGTGTTCAGTGTTTTGCGTAGTTAACTCCGCATCCATAATGTCTACGATCTCTACATCAGTCAGTCCCACCCATGTGCGCTGTGGTTTCTCTTCTGGGCATTTGCAAGTTGATGCTGTACCAAGTCCCCAGCGTTCTCCACATTTCCAACATTGTCCGTAAAACATTATGTGTTCTTCTCCTTTAGTTTGGCTTCGATGGCTTTTGCAAATTGAATTAGGTCGTGATTGCCAATGTCGTAGTCAGGCACAGATTCACACTTGACCAGAATCTCCTCATCCGTCAGCCCCACCCACTCACGCTTGGGTTCGAAGTGATACGGCTGTCCCATGTCACGCAGTATCTGCTTGCCAAGGTTGCTGTGTTTCTCGACGTCGTTAAAGGCTTCGTCTTCTTCGGGTGTCCAGTCGGTCATGTGTTCTCCTCATCAATTTTGTTTTCAATCTTCCGCTTGACTTGAAATGCGTAATACATTTCGTCACACACCTTGACCCACGCCTCACGCTCATGCTGTGCTACTAGCTTGGCAAAGTCTTCAATATTGAACGGGCTACAACGCATACAGTCATCCCATGTATTTCCTTTGTCCCATCCACAACTTTCAGCCATCTCAATGATTTCATCTTGTGTCATGGTTTCCCCTTGCTCGGATGGTTTCGCCAATCATTCTTGGTGTCCAACCACAATGTTCATCACACAACTTTGCACACGCCTCACGCTCGGTCTGCTTGCCTACTTCGTACCCCTCTTGCCATGTCATAAAACTGCTTGGGTCAATATTTGCAAGCGTGTGTTTCGCAACAAGGGCGGCAAAGTGTTCAATGTCGCCATGCAGGGTCAGCCCGTTGTCCTCTACCAATTTAATTATTTCATCCCTTGTCATGCTTTTTCTCCTGTGCCATTGCATGCAGCACCTCTTCAATCATGCCCATGTGGTTGCCTGACCATGCGTCCCATGTAGCGGTGCGTGGTTGGTTGATGGTCAGGTCGCCATTGGGGCTGTGCCTCAGTAACTCACCCATGTCTTTACAACTTGCAGTGAACTGCTTGGGCGCTTCTTGATCGGGGCAGATTGTGTATGTGTATGGTAGTTTTGCCATTGCTTCTCCTTTAGTTAAAGTTTTCTTTTGGTGGTGCGTCTAGCAAGTTTAAAAAGCCGAAAAAATCGTTTGCCGCCAACATGAGTTGCGACGCCTCCATCTCGTTACAGTTTAGGGTAACGACTCCTGCTATTTGGTCTTCAGCGCGGCCAACGATGACCACGCCTTGTGCTTTGCCCTCGCCATAGCACATCACCAGTTTGTGGATCAGTAGCTTGAAGTGGGCTTGCTCTTCGTCTGACATGGCCGTCACCCTGCGGTGTAGCTCCGCTTCAGACATCGAGTCGTCAAAGTCCTTGTATTTCATATCGTTTGAGCTCCAGTAGTGTTTTCAGCTCATCAAGGTTGTGCTCACGGGCAATGAACACAATACCCCATGCATTGCGGATGGCGGCCAGTTCCCTGTCTTGAAGAGCTGTGGTTGTGCCCTTGCCTGCCTTGCATTCGATGGCAATGAATTGTCCGTCCATGCAGCCAATGATGTCCGGTATACCCGCTCGGCCAAAACCATTAGCGGGGGGCATGAAGTGGTAGATTTTGAGTTCATCAAGTAGTTTCCGTACGTTCGCTTTTACTTTTGATTCAGGTGTCGAAGCCATCGTAACCCCCATTCGCTTCAACGTACCTTGTCAGGTTAACCTCTGGATGCCCAAAAGTTTTGCCGTCGTTGGCAATCTCTCGGTTGAGCAACTCAAACGCTTTCAGTATGGTGCGCATGCCGTACAGATCAACTGTCTTCTGCACATCAGGCAACACTGCCGCGCTTGGGTCTGAAGCCAGTATGAGGTACAAGAGCCGCAACGCGACCCAGTCTTTCTTCTTGAGTTTGTCTACTGAGGTCATTTGTTTTTCGCTCCATGCATTTCATATAGCGTTGCCATGTACGCAACCATCTTGTCAAGTGGGTAGCCGTTGTGGTACGCAAGCATGCACAGGTAGCTCATGAGCGCAGATATGCCGATGTCTACTTTCTGCTTGCCCATTGCGGTTTTGAGAATCTCTACTGCAGCTTCCACTTGATCGCGTTTGTTGTTGAGTGCGCGTGTTTCTTCAATGTCTTTGGTCATGTCATTTCTCCTGTGTTTCTATTAATTTGTCTAGGTAGTGACGCGCCTTCTTCAAGTCATCGACACCGCCCTTGTCCTTCCAGCGGGACACGTACTTTACTATGTTGCCTTCAAGATAGCCAAGGTTGTTTGCCACGATGTAGTCCCATGGCTGTACGGCCTTGCTCTTGTAGTGAGTGCCTGCTACTTGCACATCGTTGGCTTTAAGCGCTTCCAAGTGCTTGCGCGTTGCATCGTGAAACAGATCAAGCTGATCGCTTGTCGGTATGGGTGGTTTAGTCATTTCGTTCCTCGTATTTTCGTTTTACAAAACGTATGTCAGACTCGTTGTACTCGTGCTGAAACACTTCGTAGTAGTTGCGTGGGCGTGTGCTCATGGCTTTGCGTAACCACTCAGCACCGCCCATCTCTTTAAACTTCAGCCACTCCTCGTCACTTAAACGTACGTATCGTGCCTTTAGGGGGGCGGGGGGCTTTGGTCTTGGCATTCTCCAGTGTTCCTTCGTGTTTGTTGGGTTGTCTTTCTTTGGCACGGGTGAACGTGCCAAATTGTTTATAGCCTAGGTCTTCTTCGTTCTTGATCTGATTGCTCGGATTCTTTGCACGAAACTGTGCGTCGGCCATGAAGATACTAGGGCGCTTTACTTGGGCAAGTTCTTCCCAAGGGTTGAGTACTTTCATCTCTTCATACCTCGTACAAATGCGGCGAAACTCGCCGCTGTATCGCCAAAGGGCATCTTATCGAACTCAAGCGCCACTTCTTCGAGCGTATCGTTACGCACAACTTCGTGAAATGATTCGACAGAATCTTTTTTCCTTGCGCTAACGTAGTCTTGGATGTCATCGTCATCGTCTTTCATCTTAACCTCCAAACATCTGCTTCAAGTGCACATACAACTCACGTGCCTGATACACAGTCATGTTGCCAATGATGTCTTCGGGTGTGCGGTTGCGCACGATGGTAGTTGCCATGCGCTTAGGCGCGGCCGCAATACCGCCCATGGCGTAAGCTGCAGCATCCATTGCGTCTTGGATAGGCATAGGCATAGGCATAGGCGTAGGCACAGGCGTAGCTTCTAGCTTGGCTTTCAACAGCGCACCGATACCTGTCGTAGGCTTCTTCTGTGTCTTGGCTTTCTTTTTCCGCTTGTAGTTTACGTTCTTGATGGGCACATACTCGTTTACATCTGCGTACCACAGGCCGTTGGTTTCGTGAACCATGTAGCTTCTGCGCATCTGCGCTATCAATGATGACACTGACCCTTTGGCAAAGCCCTTGTGCCCAAGCGCTTCGATGATCTCCAGACGTGTGGAGCCGGGGTTGTCTCTGATGTAGTTGAAGGTTTCGCGTGAGACGTTGTTGGTGATTCTGTGTTGATTAATCATGGCTGGTTTTTGGCTTGAAGTTGAGGGAGAAGAAGAGGTTGACACT